CTACGTCTAAGCCAAGTAAATTACATGATGAGTTTGTTAACCGCATTACAGATCTTGAAAGTCAAGGATTTCCTTCCGAGCGATTGCTTACTGCTGCTGTAGGAATGTGTGCAGAGTCTGGTGAGTTTACTGAGATTGTTAAAAAGATTATCTTTCAAGGCAAGTCTGTCAATGAGGAAAACCTGTTTCATCTGAAACGTGAACTCGGTGATATCATGTGGTATGTTTCTCAAGCCTGTCTCAGTTTAAACGTTTCTTTAGAGGAGGTTATTCAGATGAATTTTGAAAAATTATCTGCTCGTTATCCTGAAGGTTCTTTTAGTATTGAACGTTCGGAGAATCGTAAGAAGGGAGACTTATAAATCGAAACCTTTTCTAAATATTAGAAAAGGTTTTTTTTATTTCATGGCAAAGCTTAACGAGGGTGATGTAATGGAGGGGATCTTTGCGATCTCTCTCGCACAACTTTTTGCGTATGGCACAATCGATAAAGGCAAACTTAATAGCATTCGGTCTAGAATTGAACCGTCAATGTTTCAAACGGGTCGATATACAACTGTAATTAGACAATTTTCTGAGGGTAGTCCAAAAGATAATATTAAAGTGACATTAAATGTAAGACTTAAATATCAAGCCACAATGTCAGCATTTGGGCCAAACTATGAAGTTCTAATGGAGAGGGGATCTGATGTTGGAAACATTGGTCAAAAAATAGATACATTGGTTCGATATACAAACACAAATTATTCACGAAGAATACAAAGAGTAAAAGATTCATATTTAAAAAATAATAAAAGTGATAAGGTTGATATTGTGATCACCGCTGATGGAATTGCAGGAGAGTCGAGTGGTGGTTTGATTAAAGGAGATTTAGATGTCGTGGTCACTGTTAATGGACAAGAATATATGGATGAAAGACTTAATTTTTCAATGAAGTCTGGAAGCAAAACTCTTGCAAATTTAAGCCCTTTTAACGGCATGATGGATATCTTAAACAGATTTGGTATCACTCTACCAAAAGAACAAGAGTATCGAAAAATTCTTGGAGAGACTTTAGCTCAAGCAAAAACTCCAAAAGAAAAACAACTTAAAGTCTCAACAATAAAAGCTTTATATGCTGACATTAAAAGAGAATTGTCACAGTTAAATTCTTCTCCAGCTATGATGGCGCAAACTTTTAAATTATTTCGTGATGTGACGTTTGGGGATGATCTTGCAAATGTCGTGGATGTTGGTAAAACAAAAATAAAAGAGATCACTGTAGATCATATTAATGAATTGCAAAAAAATACTCTATCAGTAGACGCTATGCCGAGTGGAGATAATATTAAATTTAAACTGCAACCAAGTAATAAAGAACTGTTTCAATTAAGATTTAAAAATAGATCTGGTGAAATTAATGGAGAGTTTGACATCAAAGAACTCAAGTTCTATGTGGAGGCCGGCAATGCGGCCTATGCCAAGTGACAGACCGTTGGCCATGTGGTAGAATATAGGCATGAAAAACACTCACCTAGAACACCTGGAAGACAACATCTTGAACGATGGGTCACGAGGTGGACGTGAAGCCATCGCATTTCTGAGATCACTCGGAGAGATGTTGGATCGAGGAGCTGCAGATACTCGTGTCACGGTGAAGTGGGATGGCGCCCCTGCGATCATTTGTGGTATTGATCCGTCCAACGGGAAGTTTTTTGTCGGAACTAAATCTGTCTTTAATAAAGTCACACCTAAGATTTGTTATTCTGAACAAGACGTGGATAAATTATATCCCTCTGGTCAACTGGGAGACAAACTAAAAACGTCTTATCGACATTTATCAAAATTACCTATATCTGGGGTTGTGCAGGGAGATCTTCTTTTTACGGATGATAAGTATTTCGCTAATATTGATGGTGAAAATTGTATCGCATTTACTCCCAATACAATCACCTATGCTGTTCCACAAGATAGTTCCTTAGGGCAACGTATTGCAGCGGCTAAAATGGGTATTGTGTTTCACACCACATATTCTGGTCGAACTCTGAGCACCATGTCCGCATTGTTTGGTGCTAACGTTCGAGGGAACAATGATGTGTTCGTTGCATCCGCAGAGTTCTCTAATGCATCTGGTGAAGCTAACATGTCTCCATCAGAAAAAGGAGCTTATCAAGCGTTGGTAAATCGTGCAGAGGGATCTCTGAAGCAGGCATCAAGATTTCTGGATATGATGAAAGGAGAAGATAAGTTCTCTTTGAATTATATGTTCAAGATCTTTTTCAATCAGTTTGTCCGTCAGGGCAAATCTAGTATGACTGTCAAAGCCACCGCAATGGACTTTGCATCATACTTCTCCTCTGCACTAGACAAAGAGATTGCAACAAAGAAGACAAAAGCTGCACAAGATAAATATTTACAGATCAAAACAAATGGTCTGAAGTTTATTGCGTCAAATGAAACCTCGTTGTATATGACAGTCGCTTCATATTACAATCTTCAGGCAGCTAAACAATTTATGATTAGTAAACTTCAGAAGGTGAATACTTTCGGAACTTTTCTTAAAACTGACAATGGTTATCGAGTTACCGCTCCTGAAGGTTTTGTTGCAATCCGCTCTGGGCGTGCATTGAAACTTGTAGATAGATTAGAATTCAGTCGAGCAAACTTCACCGCTGCAAAGAACTGGGATAAACAATGAAGAGTTTTAGTCAATTTATCATAGAGGTTGCCACTCAAGCATCTGAACAAGCCAAGAGAATGGGCTTGAAGGGGGATGGTCATGGCGACTATTATGATAGAGACGGGAATCTTGTCGCTAAAACTGTGAATGGTCGTTTGAAGTTCTTTGGAAAACAACGCCCTCCGACTCCACAAGAAAGGGCTGAGATTGGTGTTCAACAACAACAGGCTGCCGCAGAACAAGAGAGAGCTGAAAGAGAGGAAGTTAGAAAGAGAGAGGGAGATCCTGCAGATATTACGATCGCATTTGGTCGTTTTAATCCTCCTACAGTTGGTCATGAAAAACTATTGAATCGTGTCAAGAATGTTGCGGGTAAAGGTGAGTATATGATCTACCCATCGCGTTCGAGTGATCCGAAGAAAAATCCATTGGATCCGAGAACAAAGATTTCATACATGCAATCAATGTTCCCGAGCCATGCTGATCGGATTGTGGATGATCCAAGTGCAAAAACCATCTTTGATGTTCTAAAAAGTGCATATGGTCGTGGTGCAAAGAGTGTTAATATTGTGGTTGGTGCAGATCGATTGAAAGAGTTTGAGAATCTTGCGAACAAGTATAATGGTGAACTCTATGATTTTGATCGGATCCGTGTAATCTCTGCGGGTGAAAGAGATGCAGAGTCTGAAGGTGTGGAGGGAATGTCTGCATCTAAACTTCGGGCTGCAGCTGTTAAAGGTGATTTTGAAACATTTCGTAAAGGTGTCCCTAAACGATTAGGTGATGAAGGAACACAGAGTCTTTATGCCACTCTCAGAAAGAGTATGGGTATCAAAGAACAAGAGAGAGTTCAAACCGAGATGTGGCGCATCGCTCCTAAGTTTGATTGGAAGAATCTAAGAGAGAATTATGTGAATGGTAAGTTATTCTGCATGGGTGACTGGGTAGAGAACGATAATACTGGTTTGGTTGGAAAGATTATTCGCACCGGTGCAAATTACATCATCGCGGTGACAGAAGATAATATTATGTTCAAGTCTTGGATTAAAGATATCACAGAAAAATTTACAGACGTGTCTGGTGTTCCTCCAGATCAAAGACTGGTCGGCACAGATGCTCATCGAGAGTATGTTCAAAGAATGGTTAGCAACGCACCCATCTTGAATTTTATAAATAAGTTTAGGAAAAAACACGCGAAAAGAAATGTTTCCCACTGAAACCCCAGGTAAACTTGATTCTTCGTTAATGGAAGCTTATCTCTCTATTCATGAAGAGGGAATAAGAAGAGGTCATGCCGCTGGTGCTACTGATATTCAGAAGCAAGCCTCGCAGTTGGCTTCTGATGTTCGTTATAAGGCAAAAAGAATGAAAAAACCTGGGGCGAGCCCAGAGGAAGTGAAA